TTGGCGGAGGCTGCTGCCACAGCGGGCGGCCCGTCGCGGCGAGTTGCTCTGTGATGGCCGGATGATTGTGGTCCGGTACTACAAGCGGGCCCAATACCTGGCTATTGAATACGGCCATGCTTACGGCCCCTCATAGGGCAAAGCAAGAGCAAAGGTGCCCGAGTGCTCAGCCCACAACGGATCGGGACTGCCCGGCCCCATCTGTCGGGTCACCACATTCCTCCGCCGACAAGGTATAACCATCCACTGCTGCGCCCCCTGCGTAATTATAGAGAAATCGTCAATATAGTCATTGCGAATCAAACGTACGTGTGGAACCTCAAAAACATAGCTGAAAAATCCTGAAGGACGGTACGCCAGGGGGCGGATAGGAACAAGCGCGCTATCTCCATTCCAAGCATTTGGTTGCTGAAGTAGTGCTTGGTATGAAGAACACCTAGCATTAAGGCAGTCGAAAACTGTTCCCTGCGGGAGTCCACCTGCCGTCCCATGCTGATTGAGAAGGCCCCACGGGATGTTAGCCGCATCATTGTTCAGATTGAAAGCAGCGGGCTCGTTGGTAAAAGCACCAGCGTTGCAGTAGTCGACGCGTCCTGAGTAGTTACCCCCGTTGAAAAAAGGTACAACTGCACCAACCGGAGCGGTGCTCTGGTTTGCTATAGAGGTAGCTCCGCTGTAGCCCAACCCGAAGTAAACTGTTGACGGCGTATATGTACCCCAAAATAGGGGTACACGGCCAGAGTCCCCAGTGCACCCTAGGTTAATCCCCTGCCCTAGCGCCATCCATTGGTGATAAGCCCCATCATGGTTAAAGGTAAGGACGAAAAGATCGGGATTATCATAAAGAAAAATCCTATAGCTCACTGGCCAGGTAACTGGTACGTCACCCAAATCCCGCACGCTACACGCCACTCCATCAACCCTGTTGAGGATATCCCCCGCGCCGTCTATTCCGGTTCCCGGATTCAATTGCAACCGACTTTGTGACGTGCCAGGGGTAATCAAGGTCAGCGTGGCTGATAGGTTGCCTTTCGAGATTACCTCCTTTGACGCGTTCCACGCCCAACCGTTACTGGTGCACGCGTCAACGATGTCCTGACGCAAATCAGACAAGCTGCTCGCCGTTCCTGAGATAAAAATCATGGTGTGATATCCAAAGCAATGAACGAATCAATGGCGTTTCGATTAA